ACAACAAGTAAGTTACCAATATGACCTCTGATGCATTTGAAGCTTATCAACAATTCTTGGCTTTACATAGTCATTTCTATCAAAAAAATTATGATTACTTTAAGTATAATAAGAAAATACGAGCTTCCTACGAAAGATTTTTAAATAGAAAAGACAAGTATTTCTTTAGAAAGCTTGCAAAAGAAAAAGATATTGAAGGGTTTGTAGTATCTAATATTTTGGCTAGTACAAAAAAAATATGGATAATGGATCTATTTGACGAGAAAGCTGAAGAAAACTATATTGACTGGAAAAAACAAAAAGAATCTTTATTTTATAACTTTAAAGAAGATTTATCTATATTACATAATGACGTTAGTATGTCAATTTTAGTAAAGAATGGTCAACATCCATTATTGCTGAAACAATATTTATCAAAATCCATATCAATTAATACTTTAATAATACTTGATTCTTGTCTACATATATTTGATTACTGGAATACACACATACAAGATAATGTTGTGTGGCCTGGAGAATACATGAAGTTAGTCAAGTATAGATCGTTTTTAAGCTTTGATAAAGCCAAATATAAAAATTATTTAGTTGACATTATAAAGAAAAAGTGATATAAATATACTACTATATTATGAAAGATGTGAAATATTTAGCAAAAACAGACATACGTAGCATACGTAGTTATAAGAAAAAGGAAAACACATGTCTTTTGAAACATTAAAGCGCAATCGCGAAGAAGCAAAACAAAACTTACTTGATAAAGTAAGTAAACTCAATTCTAGTCAGAATAAGAAATTTGATAATGAAGATGAGAGATTTTGGAAGCCTGAAGTAGACAAAGCCGGAAATGGTTATGCCGTAATTAGGTTCCTTCCAAATCACGAAGATGAAGAAATGCCTACAATCATGTATTATGATCATTTCTTCCAGGGGCAAGCTGGTTGGTATGTTGAAAAATGCCCAACATCAATTGGAAAAGATTGTCCAGCATGCGCACATAATACTAAGTTGTGGAACTCAGGTTCTCCATCTAACAAAGACTTAGCTAGAGATCGTAAAAGACGTTTACATTATGTAGCTAATATTTTGGTTATTCATGATCCATCAAACCCAAGCAACGAAGGAAAAGTTTTCTTTTATCGTTTTGGTAAGAAGATTTATGATAAGCTAAACGACAAGATGTTCCCAGAATATCCAGATGAGGATCCAATGATCCCGTATGATATGTTTGAAGGAGCGCATTTTAAGCTCAAAGTTAGGAAAGTCGATGGCTATCCAAACTATGATAAATCAGAATTCGACAACCCTTCACCAGTTTATGATGATGAAGATAAGATGAAAGAAGTATATGAATCAATCATGCTTCTTCAACCTCTTATGGCCGAAGATACATTCAAGAGTTATGATGTATTAAATGAGAAGCATGTTAAAGTGCTTCAACTTGGAAAAGATGTTTCTCAGGCTGAATATGATAATGCAGAAGATGTCGATGATGATGACGATGAAGTAGATCAATTACTAAATAATGTAGTAAATAATGCTAAGAATGAATCTACAAAAACTGAAGATACTCCTTGGGAATCAACTGATTCGGATGATTCGTCAAGCGACGATGATGATGAAGCAGAATGGTTTAAGAAGCTCGCTGAAGGGTAACTTATAGTTAACAATTGGACAATATGTCAAACTAAAGGGAGCCTTTCAGCTCCCTTTTTTATATTACTGGCAAACCCTGTTCATTATAATAATAAGCTACTTCCTGATAAGATTCTTCATTTGGTGAAATTTTAGCTGGAGAATCATTTCCTTCTTGAGCCACTTTAGCATATTGCTTTTGCTTTTTACGATTTTCTCCTGGTATGTTAATTCCAGAATATGTTATATCATTATTAATAGGAGGGTCATGGCTATTCTTAGCTTCTCCTTGTTGATTACTGCTTCCAGTTATTACTGGACGAATAAATGTTCTTTCTTGTTGTATGTCTTTTGGAACAATTCTACCAAGCCCTTTGATTTTTTCTATAACCTCAGAATTCATTTCTTCAATTTGTTTTGGATTTAAATTAGTTAATGTTCTTGTTTCTGGATCATATTTTCCACCGTTCTTTTCTGCTCCTTCTTTAAAGCCACTATTGATTTGCCCAGTTGCAAATGGAACATTTTTAGCAGCATCATATAATTTATCAGAAACTTTATAAGCTTGCTGTTCTTTTTTGCCTACTGGTTTCATAGGATGTCCAGCAGTTTTTAATGCTTCGCCAACTGATTGTTGAACTACTCTAGCTGTTTGTTTTTCAACTTCTTCTTTAACTGTGTTGGTTGCTTGCTTTGTAACATCTTCTTTAGCATTCGCTAAATCTTTTTTGGCTTCAGTTTTAAGACTTCTAATATCTTTTTTAGATATTGCTCCACCCCATGACCATTCTCTATCACCAGCCATATCTATATGAATAGAACCATCTTTATAAACACCAATCCCTTTGGCTCCATTTTTATATGCTTCTCTTATAAAAGATCTTCTTTGTGAATCATTTTCAAAACCAGTTACATCTACAGCTCGACCTGTAGAATGAACTGTTGTTTTTTGACCTTTCTTTTTACCAGATTCACTAATCCAATTTCCTTTGCCACTAGTAAAAGTTATTTCTTCCATTCCAGCAGAAGTAGCAGATCGCTGAGCTATGTTTTGTATGCTTTCATCTACATCACCAGGTCTTTTTGGCCCATATTGCTTATTAATTTTTGTAGCAACAGAAGTGTCTGATTCATGTTTAGTGGAACTTTCAGATAATTGTTTCTTGCCTCTATTTACTGTAGAATTTTGTACTGATCCAACTGTAACTAATCCACGCGTCGCTGAAATAGCACTGGCTTGATTAGTTCGACTAATTACAGAATTGGGTTCATCATAATTAATTTTTTTAGCATTAGCTGGAGACAACTGAAGAGCCCATAATTTAGCAGAATCTTGCGCGGCTTCGCCTGTAAAGAAACTAGGTTCTATACCCCATTTTTTCATATATTCGCCATGAACTTTAAGTTGATCATCTAACGATAATTGTTGATATTCTTGTGGCGTTAAAGAGCCTAAACCAGCTCGTCGTGCCAGTTCTGGTATTTGGTTATCTTCTAATTGCCACGCTCCATAAAATTTATTTTTAAATCCACCTCTAGCAGATGTGTTAACACCACTTTCGATATCAAGCGCCCCAGCTAAAGCCTCTGGGCTAATTCCCCAGCGTTTAGCATGATCAAGAATTGCTTTATCTCTATTTGAAGCTGGTTTATATTGTTGTCCAGAACTATTGTTTGGTTTACCACCTTCATACAATCTTTCAATCTGGCCGTGCACATTTCCGCCAGCTCCACCGGGTCCAAATCCATCAGTTAATTTTTTAGTTCTTCCAATGTTTGTTCTTTGTTGTGTTGCAACAGAAGACTTAGTTTCTCCTCTTCTTGGATCACGCCTTGGGCTCATTCCACCATCAGCCCCAGTACCAAGATCTTTTTTTAATTTATCTACATCAGACTTAACTTTTTCTCCTGGATCTCCCTTTGGAGCTATAAAGCTGGCTATAGCGCCAACAGCTAATATTCCTGCTCCAGCAGCAAGAACCCAAGGATTTCTTAAAGCAAATTTTGCTATTTGATAAGCTAAATAACTTCCTATAATACTTCCACTAGGATTATTTGATCCAGCGCTTTGAAGCGTAGCTGCTAAATCTGCAAGAGCGCTTCTAGCCTGTCCAACTTCTAATTTATTTTGCATAACTTGTTGATTTAAAGTAGTATATCTAAAATCATCTTCTCTTTTTTGTTCTATATTCGCAAATTGCTGTCTTTGAAAATTAGCTTGTATAGAATCAAAATTCGATTGCATTGTTTTAATAGAAGTTCTATTTCTATATGCTGAGCTTTTAATAGCCCACACTTCTTCATTTACATTATCTAATGTATCTCTCATAAAAGACATTTTTTGCTTTATGTTTGAAAAACTGCCTTGAGTGTTTCTATCTTTTTCTTCAATTACTCTAGTAACATCATTTAGTCCAGATTCTAGACTAGATGCTATATTAGTGCTTGATTTTGTTGACATAGTTGATTCAACTTTATCAAACACATTTCGAATCTGACCAGCATTCTTTGATACTAGTTGAGATACTTGCTGTATTTTATCAGTATTATCTTTCATTCCTTTAAAGAAAGAAACTGAAGATAATACTGATCCTATTGTGTCTTTATTAAGAGCCATATGATTGAGCCATGTCCTGTTCTTGTTTTACGGCATCTAATACCATTTGTAGATATAAATCTTTTTCGTAAATAATCATGTTTTCTATTTCATTCAAATTGTATTTAAATCTATGAATCATAGAGAATATAGTCATGTACCAATTCTCTAATGTATCATGACTCATAGCAATGTAAAAAAATCGTTTAACGTATTTAGAACTATTTCTCGTTCTGTCCCAGCGTCGTTTGTGTATTTAATAATATATTCCATTTTTGGAACATTTTCGAAGAAATCATTTAATTTTCTGGCAGAACCAGCTTCTAAATTGTTAATGAATTCTTCTAATTCTGTTTTTTCTTTATCATGATCTACGATGTGTTTTTGACCTGATTCTTCAATAGCATATATACAACTTATTAAAATTTCTTGAGCTATCTCTTCATTATCTTCAGCATTCAAAAAGTCTTTATTAGAATATAATGTTGCTGGCGGATATCGCATAATAACATTGATATGTTCACTAACACTAATAATGTTATTGTTAGGATCTGTGTTAGGATGAACTATTTTAATATCATCTAAATTAATAGCAAAATCTCTTGTTACATCATCTTCTATATCTTTATAACTCAAATTGATAACATTACCAATCGAATATCCTCTGAGTTT